CCACTGCGTTGAGCGTCTGCATGGCAGCGTTAGCATTAACAAAGCGTTGCGTTATTTGCTCGGCAGTGGCCCCTGCATCAACTAGCGATTGGGTAAACTCTGCGTCGATGATGTTAGCAGCGGCTTGTGTCCGCTGTACCAGCATATCGTTGGCGGTAGCCGCGTCGCCCGATGTAATTACCACGTTTTGCACGGCACTGGTCATCGCATCTAGTTGCTCGGGCGATTGCGCCACCGATGCAAGCATATTGTCCAGCGCCGCAACGGAATCGAGCCATGCGCGCTCATTTTCGATGCTACCGAATAGGTCGTTGGAGCGGCGTGTTCCTTCGCTGAAACCAACGGCACCGAACGCGCCTGTGCTGACAGACTCGTGGCCGAATTGGCCTGCATCGCCGCGTGTTGAGATGTTGAGGCGGGGGGTGGTTTCGCCGCCGCCGAATAGTTTGCTAACACCGCCTACGATGCCGTCAACAATGCCAAACCCTAGAAGGTTATCAACCATCATGCCGCCCGCTACCCAGGGCATGGCGCTACTCATAGCAGACATAAAACCACCACTACTCACCGCGCTACCAGTGAGAGCATTACCGTACAAACCACCTTGCACCGCTCCCGTAGCGGCTCCGCTGTAGAGTCCGCCTGCTGCTGCACTGCCGGTTAGTGCGTTGGCATATAGCCCGCCGCCTGTTGATGCGCTGCCGAAACCTAATGCCGACCTAGCTCTGCCGAATAGCTGCCCGGCACCGCTCAGCATTGTGCCGATTCCGCCGCCATTCTGGCTGAACAGGTCGCCAATCCCACCCGACATCGGCCCGCTAGTACCCATGCCGAGTTGGATCTTGATTTCGTTTTTCACGGCGGCGTAGGCCAGCTCGGCCATCAGGTTTTCAAATGCGCCTTTTAATTGGTCGGCGAACGAATCAAACGAATCAAACGCGCCTCTGAATGCATCCTTGAACGTTTCATCGATGGAATTACCGAAGCGCTTCCACTCGCGGCTCATTTCTTCTGTGGCCGTTTCCGTCGCATCTTCAACGTTGTATAGCTCTTCCTGCAACGCCACCATGGCGCGCTGATAATCGCCAAAGTTCAGCGTTCCGGTAGCAAGCGCGGTATTCAGCAAGCCCACGCCCTGCGCATATGCTTGGGTGCGAGCGCGGGTTGGGTCTAGGCGGTTGAGTAGGGTGTTGAGGGAGTCTGACAGGTTGCCAAAATTACCCGCCGATGTTTCCGCCGTGTCGTTTAACGTCTTAGTAACCTCGTCTGCTAGCGCTGTTTCTTCACGTGTGCGCTCTAACCGGTCGGCATACACAACAAACGCATTGGCATTATCTTCAATGCGCTGTGCGGTTTCGCCACGCGCTACGTTGATTTTCTGATTCAATTCAACGATGCGCTCTTGGGCTTCTGCAACCGCCTGCATGCCGGATATTTCAGCGCCTACCTCACCACTTCCAAAGCCTAGAAAGCCACTACCACGGTTCTCGCTGCGTAGCTGCGCCAGCTCTTCACGCGCCGTAGCGGCCTTGATTGTCGCTGCATCTAGCGCAGTGTTGAGCGACGACAGCGACTGACTAAGATCCTCTTGCGACATTTCCTGCATTTCATCGCGCAGGTCTGCAATTTGATCCTCGGTTAACCCGGCGCGGTGGCCTGTTAGGTTTAGTTCGTCGCGAAACGTGTAGAGCACGCCGCCTACAGCCACTAGTGCCGATGCTAGCGCCCCAATTGGGTTGGCACGGATTGCCGCGTTGAGCGCTATCATCGCAGTGGTAGCGCCCTTTATCGCACCTGCGCCCGCCGTCATTCCAAAAACAAACCGCCCCGCATACAGCGCGGCGGCCACTTGCCCCACCTTAACCATGGCGTCTAAGTTGTTAGACAGAAATACAACAGACTCACCCAACGCTGACAGTGCGCCCTGCACTTCATCGCTAGTGCCTATCCACTGGGTTAGGTTCGTTCGCGCCGTTTCCATTTGCTGCCCGAACGTGGCAACGGTTTTGCCAAAATCGTTGGCGATGGTATCGGATGCCTGCTGTAGGGCGCTGACAACAATCTCTGCGGTAATGCCCCCAGTCGCGGCAAATTCGCGAAGCTCGCCAATGTTCATGTTGAGCGACTCAGCGACGGCGCGCAAGATGCCTGGGGCTTGCTCTGCGACGCTGTTAAATTCATCGCCACGCAATGCGCCGGATGCCAAGCCCTGTGATAGCTGGGTAATAGCGTTACTAGCTTCTTCGGCAGTTGCACCGGATGCCGCAAACGATTGGTTAATCGTGGTCGTTAGGTCTAGGAGGTTTTGTTGCGACAGCCCCAGCTCAGTGGTAGACCGTGACAAGCGGGCATATAGGTTAGCCGTGGCCTCAAAATTAGAGCGGGTATCACGCGCTACGTTTACTAGCGACTGCTGTACACGGGTTAGCTCTTGGGTGCCAGTCGTGACCTGCCGCAACTGGTTAGCGGCATTATTCCAGGCGTCTGAGTAACGGATAATCTCGCGTGCGCCTAGTGCGCCTACCAGCCCTGTGACAGCGTTTTTTAGTGCATCGGTGGCGCGCGACGTTGAGCGCATGTCGCTCTGCATACGCTCGCTAGCGGTGCGCGTTTTGCGCGCTGCCTGAGTGGTGCTGTTTCCAAACTGATCAACACCCCGGCGCGCCCCTTCCGCCGCCTCCCGCGTACCATCCATCTCGCGTTCAGCGCGACTGAGGTCTGAGGTATCTACTTCAACCGACCAATTTAATGTGCCTAAATCCATAGATACCCCTACTTTTTATCGCGTTTTGCGCTGATTTTACCCAATATGCCGCGCATACCTTTGGCGATAGCCTCTTTATCAAATCCCTGAATTGGCGTCCATGGCTGCGGGTGTTGCGGTTTTCTTGCGGCGTGATGCTCTGCCACGTATTCATCCGATAGGCGCTTCAGCATTGACGCTTCCCAGCTTGTTAGCGCTACGCCCACCATCCGCATCCATGCGTCTATCTCGTTAAACGTCAACGGCACAAGTCCTTGCCCGGTGTTTAGCGCTGGCCCTACTTCTTGCAGGTAGCCAATGACATGCTCGCCAAACTCTATTTCCGGCATGGGCGGCGGCCCATGGTTGCGGTTGACGTAATCCTTGTACCGCGTTTCGTTGCGCTTATCCGGGGTGGCTGATAGCCACCCCATCATGCGAGCGTAGAGGACTAAATCATCCTCTACGCACTGAAAAAATTACGGCGGTCGCCCACAAACTCGTCGAGCTGCTCACGAATGCTGCGATATTTGAGCAGGAATTGCTCAGCGTTTTTAGGTGTCATTTCGTCGTCGCCAAACTTCAGATTGTGGCAACGCACCACGCACGCGGCTAAAAGCTCAGCGCCTTCCTGCTCAGCTTTTTCCAGTGTGGGGTTTTTTTGACGCTTGCCCATCTTTCGGTTCGCCATCTGCGATACTTTGCGGCGATATTGCGCACTATCCACGCCTACCGCGTCAATGCCAATGGCTTTGTTGTCTTCGGTGTAGAGCTTCTCACCAGTGACAGGATGCTCAAGGTGCAGGAACGCGCCTTTGTCGGCACCCGTTTCTAGGTCAAATACGTTCGTTAAATCAGTCATGCTAGGTGCTCCGCCAGTTAAGTATCCCCGCCAGTCTTTGGCTTAACGTCCGGGTGCTGGCGGGGCCACCCGGACGGCTTAGCCGAAGCTATGCGCGTTAAACGGCGTCTACCGACACCACTTTGGAATCAATCTCAACCATCGCTTCGGCGGACAGAATAGAATCCACGCCGTCGCCAGCGGTGGTGAAGGACATTACCAGAGCGGTGAAATACTCAACGCCGCCATCTGGGTATTCGACCTTAGCGCTCACCACTTCGTCTATTTGGGTGCCATCGGCATGGTCGCGCATGATGTCTTGGCCTGCGTCGGCAGTGTCCAGTGCCATGGGGATAGTCAATGAGCCGTAGTTAACGGAACCCTTGAGCTTGCGCGTTACGCGGTCGGCTAGCGGGTTATGCGTTACCAGGGCATACTCAGCGCCGTGAGAAGGAACGCTGGTCACTTCACCAACGGTGGTGTAAGCCAGCGCCTCAAAGCCTGCCGCGTCAAACGTAACCGGCGCGCCCGATGCAACGCTAAATACCGTACCTGCTGCTGTGTAATAGGCCATTTTTAACCCCCTTAAACGGTAATGGCTGCGACAGTGACAGAAGTCACGCCGTCATAAGTGATTTGAACATTGCCATCGGCATCGCGGAAACCGTCTCGGGTGAGTCCACCGATAATGGCCTCCTCGCCAGCGGCGACCGTAACTGCAACGTCAGTTGGTGTCAGTCCGGGCCGGGCAGTGTATTGTGATGCGATAGTGACGGTGTGCGGGCTGGCGTCGCCGTTCTTCACGTAGAGAACGGTCTGTTGTGCCCATGGGAACTCGTCACCGCCAGCGCTAGCAGCGGAAAAGACAGGCGTTAATCCGTCAAAGTCCGCCCGCTGTGGAGTCAGTGTAGCCATTGCGTTACCTCAATTTGGTTGGATATATCCGCCCACTATTATAGGTTAAAGCGATGGCGTTGTCGATTGTGATAGGGAAATACGATTTGACTAGGCTGTGCTGATTATGCCGGTAATTCGAATACGCGCCGTACTGCGGTTAATCGTTTGGCCTGTTTGTTTTCCACCAATCAGCGGGATAGCCTCGCAGAACGCATCAAACGATAGCGTGGTGCCGTCATCAAGGGTTAGTACGCACGACTCAACTTTCCGCGTGGCCTGAGATAGCGCCATGCGCTGCTGCCCTGGGTCGGCATGATTGCGGTATAGCTGTAGCGTGGCGGTGCCGTAGTCCGGCTGTGCGGGTAGGTATTCACGCGCTGGGGCAGATAGCGACTGATGGCGGATCACGGTGGGCGATCCGTTGAAAAACTGGTACTGATAGACGTTGCCTACCAGCTCGCCCCCGAACGTTAGCGTGGCGCTTTGGCCGTCGATTATTTCGCTCATTAATTACCCTCCGTATAACACCGAACATCCATCACCCACACCGGGCGACCGTTTTCAAGATACATTGGCCCCGCAGGCTCTGAAAGCACCTCAAAACGTAGCACACTACCTTGCCCACCGCCTTCGCGGATACGCCGCGCAATAGCTGCCATTGTGTCATGACCGGATACTGCCCCGACTGGCTGCTGCACCAGGGTTAGCAAAACGTCAATGCGCTGTAGTAGCGGGTCGCTGTTGCCGCTACCGGGAAAGCGCATCATTACAAACGGGCCTTCGCTTGTTTCGTCTGCATCTGTCCAGCGAAAGTATTTGACCGCATATCCCGGTATTAAATCGTCAATATAAGCGCGCAAGTCGGTTAAAATCGTGCGTGTGGTCACTCGCTATACTCCTCGCGCAAAATCTGTGGTAGCAGCGGGATAGTGGCCTCGATGCCTTTTTCTAGGAACTTAGGCTCACCACCCGGTGCCCAGTACGTCCCACGATTCTTCGGCCTGGGCTGCCCAGCAAGCTTGCCAGATGCCTCATGCACAGCAGCGGCATAGCGTGCGCCGTATCCCGTTTCGCCCTTCCATCCACCTGGTGTTTGCTCGACGCGCCGGAACTGGCTGTTAATCAGAAACGACGTATCCCGTGGCGTCAACGCGGCTGACTGAGTGCTAACAGAAAACAGTATCTTCGTCACCGCCCTCTCACTATCACGCACACCAATGCCGCGCAACGCCTCTTTGAACCGCTGGTTAATGTGTTCGAATGTACTCACGTCATCACCTCAAAATCAGGCAAGCCGCCCGGTTCTAGCTCGTCAATCGGCCAAAATCGGATAGCGCGGATACGCTCGGCAGTCGCGGGCGCGGTGGCTAGGTCGGTGTGGTCGCCAAGCTGAATATACCACTCGCGCTCTGGCACCAATGGCGAGTCTAGCGCGGCCTCGAAGCGAAACGTCTGACGCGGCGTAAACTCGGTGTTGGTGTCATCACGCGCCACATCGCCGCCGCCTTCATAGCCAACGCGGGGAATAAGGTAAGGCGCACCGCCAACGGGTTGCCCCCATTCGTCGGTGCCACCTGCGGGCCACACGGTCGCGGGGCCGTGTGCGTATGACCAGCTCGCTATATTCGACATAAAAAAGCCCCATAAAAGATATGGGGCTAGTATAGCATAGGGCGGCGGGGTGTGTTATGAGTGCGCTATCTCAATCCTGCCTTGCCGAATCTCCCTTTTTATGTACTCTATCATGCTCCTAATCCTCTCTTTTGACAGCCCCAAATCATCTCCAATTGATTTAAGCGTCCTACCTTTCTCCCTTTCTTTATAAGCAAACTGCATGTTTTTGATTGTGTTTTCAGAGTGGTTAGTAAATACATTAGATGTAAAAATTAGCTTTATATCGTTGCTCACGCCACCACCTCCACCCACTTAAACCGCCGATAATACGCCTTGCTCCGAAACAGCAACACCAACGCTTCAATGTATAACAGCGCGGTAATCACTACCAGCGCGCCGGATGCCAAACACGCAACGGTAAGCACAATCCAGCCGAAGGCAATCCACGGATGGCCCAGATACCAGCGGTGCGCGCCAATGCTGCCCAGGCTGAGGCGCAGCAACACGGCAGCGGTTTTTGATTTTTGCGTTACGATGTTGTGGGTCATTTTGTTTGCTCCGGTGTCGGTAGTTC